ATACTGGACCAGGCCAGGAAACCCACCCGACAGCTTCAGCGTGTGTAGTCTTGGAATGAAGAACCGTCTGAAGATTCCAGCAGCCAATGAAGACCCACATGGTGGTGGCTACTATCGCACCAACTGTCAGCGGTATGTGCCAGCCAACCCTGAGTACAAGCCAGAGCCATGCCCTGAGTGTGGCTGCACCTGTGGAGATATGACTAGATGACCAAGCGCAAGACCCTGACAGAGCGCAGGGAAAGGAAGCTTTGGATTATGTGTCTAGCTGCAGATGCACCTGACCCGCCTTATCTGCTGGTGGTCAACATGTATCCAGGCCAGGCGCTTGCTGAGATAGCAAAGGCACGGGGTCAGAGGCACACCATCCTGAAGACCAAGGGGCACAAGATTGGTGTGCTGTACGATGGAGAGCTGAGCAAGGCACGGCTGACAGCTGGACTTGATGACTTCATGGAATATGTGAAGGCAGCCACCATGAACATGGCAGACCACATCACTGAAGAGATAGACCGTGCAACTGGGCATCCCTGAAGCTGTCTTCATTGAGAAGAGCAGGCGTGAAAAGCTACGCAGGATAGCCAAGAGCAGCCTGCTCAATTTCGTCCAGTTCACCAAGCCAGACTATGAAGTAAACTGGCACCATGAAGTGATAGCCAGCGCCCTGGACGCCTGGCTCTTTGGTGGTGACCAGAAGAAGAATCTGATCCTGGTAGCTCCACCAAGGCATGGCAAGTCTGAGCTGGTGAGCAGACGTTTGCCACCCTACCTGTTTGGTCGACGCCCTGGTGTGAAGTTTCTGGCCTGCAGCTATGGTCAGGATCTCAGTGATGCCCTGTCAAGGGACGTCATGCACATCATGGATGACGAGCGCTACCAGATGCTATGGCCAGCCGTTAAGCGGTGGCAGCCCGGCATGGGTCACCTGAAGTCAAAGAAGCAGACTGTCCGTGAGTGGCATCTACTGCACCACGCTGGACGGTATATCTGTGCTGGTGTTGGCGGTGCCATCACTGGCTATGGCTTCGATGTGGCTGTTGTCGATGACCCGATAAAGAACCAGGCTGAAGCCCTGAGCCAGACCCACCGTGACAAGGTGTGGCAGTGGCTGTGGTCAGACCTTTGGACACGCAGAGCGCCTGGTGCCAGGCTCTGCCTGATGACCACCCGCTGGCATGAAGACGATGTGGTTGGCAGGATGCAGCAAGAGCCAGGCTTCCAGCTCAACTGGAAGGTGCTGCACTTCCCTGCCGAAATGCCAGCCAGGCAGGGCAAGGAACGAAAGGCAGCAGTCACCAGGAAGGACAGGCGCAAGAAGGGCGAGTATCTATGGCCTGACAGGTTTGGCAAGGAAGAGCTGGCACCGCTGAAGCGACACAAGCGCATATGGGCAGCCAAGTACCAGGGCAAGCCAACCACCGATGATGGCAACATCATTGCCCGTGACTGGATCACAAGGTACAGCGCGCTTCCCCTTGAAGGATTCGCCACCTTCCTGCTCAGCGTCGACTGTGCCTTCAAGGATACGAAGTCCAGCAGCCGTGTCTGTATCAGCCTGTACGGGCAACGGCATGCACCACATGAAGCCAACATCTACCTGCTGGACCAGATCTGTGACCACCTGAGCTTCACCAACACCATCAAGGCCATCAAGCGCATCATGCGAAGGTGGCCACAAGAGCTGGCTGACGCAGTCAAGCTTGTGGAGGACAAGGCAAACGGCACGGCTGTCATCGATGTCATGACACAGCGCATACCTGGAATGGTGCCGTACACTCCAAGGGAATCAAAATTCGCCAGACTGGTGAGCTGTCAGCCACTGTTCGAGGCTGGCAACATCCACTATCCCAAAGACAGCTTCAGGGTGCTTGGCGACAATCCAGCTGAGTGGATTGAAGACCACATTGATGAAGTCTGTGGCTTTCCTTTCGCGGCCTACAATGACAGGGTAGACTGTGAGAGCCAGGCGCTAAACTACCTGGTTCACAGTGCATTCAGGTTGCGGTTTGGACGTCCTGACAGCGATGATTCCAGGCCTGCCAATGGTGCACAGAACGGAAAGGACAGGATCAGAGGCACGGCTGAGACAGCACGGCTGAAGCCATGGCAGCGCAATCAGCCAGCCTTTGACCCACAGTCCACAGGCTTTGGTGACACACCATGGGAGCTATTCGGAATTTCATAGCCAGGCTGAAGCCCAGCAGGGACAACAAGCCATCACCACTAGAGCCTGAGCTGCTCTCCAACGACTGGTCCAGCCTGGAGACCAAGGCCACCTTCGCTGAAGGCATAGCACGCAGCATGGATGGCAGGCCTGTCTTCAGCCCATGGAGCATGGAGCGGGCAGTCAAGGAAGGCGTCAAGTCCACCGTCTGGGTCTATGCTTGTGTCAACAAGATAGCCAGTGCAGTGGCATCTGTACCCGTCATGGTGGTTGACAGCTCCACAGAAGAGCCACTCGAAAGCCACCCGCTCCAGCTGCTGCTGGACAAGCCCAATGCGTTTTGGTCCAGGCAGGACTTCTTTGAATGGCTGACCCAGCACCTGCTGCTCAGTGGCAACGGGTACATTGCCAAGAACGGTGTCATGATCGGCAGCAACATGGTGGTGGCTGAGCTGTGGTTGCTGCCACCTGACCAGATGGCTCCAGTGCCAGACAGGACGGAGTACATCAGCCACTATGTCAGACGGGTCGACGGACAGGAGAAGGTCATACCAGCTGAAGAGATTGCACAGCTGATGCTGTCCGATCCAAGCAATCCATACCTTGGAATGTCACCGATGATGGCAGCAGCCAGGACGGTTGACACCGAAGTGGAAGCTGTGACCTGGAACAAGGTGGCCCTGCAGAACCGTGCCGTTGCTGATGGCATGGTATCGTTTGCTCAGCCCCTGTCTGACACAGCCTACAAGCAAGCCAGGCTCAGGGTCAGAGAGCAGCACATGGGCAGCCGTAACGCACGGGTTCCATGGGTCATGGGCAATGAGGCACGGTGGGTCAAGATGTCTGAGACCGCTGTGGAGATGGATTTCATCAACAGTCGCAAGCTGCTGCGTGAAGAGATCTGTGCCGTGTTCGGCGTGCCACCCGTGCTGGTGGGCATTCTCGATCGTGCCACGTATGCCAACTATGAGACTGCCAGACGGGTCTTCTGGCAAGACACCGTCATGACCTTCCTGTCCAACCTGGCAGATGGTCTGACCCTTGCCCTTGCTGCTGACTTTGGCGGTGGCATCAAGGTCACCTTTGACACCAGCTCAAACGAAGTGCTCAACACCATCACCAAGGAGCTGGTGGACACGGCTGCAGTGCTGCACTCAATGGGTGTGCCCTTCAACGATGTCAACGATAGGCTGAACCTTGGCCTGCCATATCCAGCTGGTGGAGATATTGGCTATGTGTCAGGCAACCTGACACCCGTGTCTGTTGGCAGCGTTGACACCTTTGCTGACGATCTGGACACAGCATCAGCACGGCTGGAGTCAGTCATCAGCAAGCTTGGCCAGATGCCAGCACCGTCAGACGATGACATCCAGCCAGTCAATGGCAAGCTGCTGCCAGCTCCACAGGACTAGTCACCAACAGCATCCCTGAGCCAGTCAGGTATGCACCACGTTCTAGCGCAGCTCTTACAGACCTTGTCACCATCAGCTGGAGTGAGCAGCTGTGACTTGACGAGTATCTGACCACAGCCAGTGTCAATGCCACTGTGCTCATTAGCCCACTTGTGACCAATGACCCTGTGCACCCTTCCTGTCTTTGCGTATGTCAGCCAGGTCATGGCTTCAGCTTCAGGTTGAAGGTGACACTGACAGGACCATTCCTGAGCGGGCACTCTTCAGGTGGATTGGTCATTAGCGTGCTGCGTTCGACCAACAGCTGACATGACACGCTGTCACACCAGTCCATTGGATCGTTGCGGTAGACTTCACCAAGCGGGCAGACTCCACAGCTGGATACCAGATGGTTGCGTTGTAGTCGTCTCATGACTTCACCCGTGGCTTGGTCTCTGCCAGCTTATAGTCAGCAGGTATGGCGCAATAGGCTGCAGCTCCACCTGACAGGCACCGTCTGAACAGCAGCTCACCAGCATCCAGCCTGGCCATGATTGATGACTGCTGAGTGGTGATGCTGCCCTGCCTCTGCCACCGTCTGACTATCTGGTCAGCCGTGCTTGGCACCACGTAGGTTGCTCGTCGACTTCCTGGTCTCCAGTATTTCCTGCCAGGCACAGCGTCTGAAGCTCTGATCATTGTGTGTCCTTCGTTGTCTGGTCTGTCTCACTCAATTGCCTACAGCAATGATAGTACCATACTTCTGACCAGGTGTCAATCTGGTCAGTTGAGCTGACCTGCTGTGCTGGGCTATTCTGGACCCGTCGACCCTGTATCGACGGAGGACACACAATGAAGAATGCACAGCAAGAAGACACCTGGCTATTTTGGCCAATGGACATCCTTGGCAACGCGCTGCAGCTGGCTGACACGGCACGGTGTCAGGCTTGTCCTGTCTGTGGTGCTGAAGAAGGTGAGCAGTGCTCTGAGCCAGACAGCAGCAATCCAGCCCTTGGTGTTGAGCTTGGTGCCATGGTGCACATCCAGAGGCAGCAGCCATGACTGTCACGATACACCATGGCGATTGCCTGGAAGTGTTGAAGCAGCTGCCAGACTGCAGCGTGACAGCCGTGGTCACTGACCCACCAGCTGGCATCAGCTTCATGTCCAAGGCATGGGATTCTGACAAGGGTGGACCACGACAGTGGATAGCCTGGCTCACAGACATCCTGGCTGAGTGTTTGCGGGTGCTGAAGCCAGGTGGTCACGCCCTGGTCTGGGCACTGCCACGCACAAGCCACTGGACTGGCACAGCGCTGGAGCTGGCTGGCTTCGAAGTCAGAGATCAGCTGGTGCACATCTTTGGCACGGGCTTTCCAAAGAATCATGACGTCAGCAAGGCAGTGGACAAGCGCCTTGGTGGCAAGCGTCAGGTGGTAGGCAGCAAGGAAGTGACCCGTGACATCAGCGGTGGCAGCTGGTCTGAGCTGCATGGCACAGCACTGACAGCCACAACAGTTGACGTGACTGCACCAGCCACACCTGAAGCTGCAGACTGGCAGGGTTATGGCACAGCCCTGAAGCCCAGCCATGAAGTGTGGTGGCTGGCCAGGAAGCCCATGGAAGGCAGCGTTGCTCAGAACGTGCTGGAGCATGGAGCTGGTGCTCTCTACATCGATGGCTGCAGGGTTGGCACAACTGATGATTGTGGCAGGGCACACAACAAAGTCGACCATGACAGCCCTGCTTGTTTCGGGTCAGGCATGGATACCTTTGGCGGACCAGGTCACAGCTCTGGAAGGTGGCCACCTAACCTGCTGCTGTCACACCATCCAGAGTGCAGGCAGATCGGCACCAGGGAAGTGACGGGTGACAGCAGGGCTGGTGAGGACAAGGGAAGCAGACCATCAGGCTTTGTGGACACTGGCTCTGATGGTGGCGATGGCAAGCCAGCTGGCAACCTGCATGGCTCTCAGACCGTGCCTGTCATGAGCTGCCACACTGACTGCCCCGTTGCAGAGCTGGACAGGCAGAGTGATGCTGCTGGTCTGGGCAGGGTTGGATATGCTGGTGCGCACACAAACAAGGGCAGCCAGGTGGTCAACTTCAGCAGCGGGTCAGTCAGCAGTGGTGGCTATCCGTCTGACAGTGCTGGAGCATCACGCTACTTTCCGATCTTCAGGTGTCACCATGACTGTGCTGTTGCAGAGCTGGACAGGCAGAGTGGAGTAACATCAACTCACCAGGGCACATTCAAGACAGATAAAACATATTCTACGGCTGGATTTAACGCTGGCATGACTGGCAGGACTGGCAGCATCGAGCCAAGCTCAGGTGGAGCATCCCGCTATTTCCCGATCTTCAGGTACCAGGCAAAGGCAACGACTGCAGAGCGTGACCATGGTGTGAAGGGACCAGCCAAGCAGACAGGCTTTCCTATGCGCTCCAGTGAGCAGGACAGCAACGCTGAAGGTGGAGACGGCACCAGGACGCACAGACAGACCACCCGCAAGAATCTGCATCCTACGGTCAAGTCTGTGGCCCTGATGCGCTGGCTAGTGTCTCTGGTATCATCACCATCAGGCACCGTGGTGCTGGACCCGTTCATGGGCTCAGGCTCCACAGGTGTGGCATGTGTCATGAATGGTGTGGACTTCGTTGGCATTGAGCAACAGGCTGAATTCTGCCAGGTTGCTCAGCAGAGATGTGACCAGGCAAAGCGTGACCATGGTGTCACGGCTGAAGACATCAAGGCTGGTCAGGCTCCAGATGGACCAGTGCAGGTAAAGCTGTGGTGACGACAGACCCGCTCTATGTTGAAGCCAGGAAGCTCAGAGCCTTCCTGATGACCCTGCGCACCAAGCAACGCAGGCAGCCACTATACACAGAGGCTGAGATAGAGCAGACGCTGAGATCCTGGCTCAGGGCAAACGAGCCAAAGACCATGCGCATGCTGTACAGCACATGGGACAAGCAACGCTCAGCCATCACGCAGGCAGACCTTGTCAGGGCAGCCAGCTCAGGCTCACTGTCACCCGCTGTCATCAGCAAGTGGCAGGGGCAATATGCTGACTTCGTCAACAACAGGCTTGCGCCACAGTGGAGAGCTGGAGCCAGCACGGCTGCCACCTTCATTGAAGACCAGCTACAGCTGAACTTCCCTGGCTATCAGCCACGCTTCCCTAACGTGCTTGCTCGCATTGATGCCTGGATCAAGCAACGCGGTGGCTCACTCATCACTGACCTGACTGACAGCCAGCGTCAGGCCATCAACTCCATCCTGCGCCACTACACAGTCGACGTGCCCCTGTCTGCCAGTGAGCTGGAGAAGGTCATCAGGCCCGTTGTCGGTCTGGATGCAAGGCAGACAGCAGCGGTGCAGAAGCGCAGGGATGACCTGATTGAGGCTGGCTTCACACCACTGAAGGCAACAGCTCAGGCAGCCAGGTACGCTGCCACCCTGCACAGGGTCAGGGCAAACAGGATAGCCAGGACAGAGCTGGCCACAGCCTTCAACCAGGGGCACCTATCCACCATCAACCAGGGCATTGATGATGGTGACCTGCTGCCAGACGTAGAGAAGAAGTGGCTGACGTCTGAAGATGAACGCGTCTGCTCTGTCTGTGGTCCACTCAATCGAACACACAAGGACGTGCGTGGTGATGACACCATGTTCACGTCAGGTGGCAGAAGCGTGGAAGTGCCACCAATCCACCCGTCCTGCAGATGCACAGTCATCTACGTGGTCGACACTGATGCTCAGCTGGAGCTGACAGAACAGCAGCAGGAGCAAGAGCCACAAGACCTGATGTTGTCAGACGAAGAGCTGCGTGACTTCGATTCTACAAGATATGGTGCTCTTGGTGGTGTTGTACGGGACGGCGTAAAGCCAGACGGTGTCAGAATTGATGAAGCTGAGCTTAAGGAATCCCTGGAGCTTGTAACAGACATAGACCGTGGCAGGGAAGCAAGCTATCTGTCAGACAGGGCACAGAGGGGTTCAAGAAAACAGCTCAATCGGTTGCTGTCAGAGTTTGGTGTGCCAAACAGAGATGTACTGTGGGCATCAGGCAAGCCAGATCTGACCAGTTTTGCACAGACAGAGTGGGCAACGATTGAGGCTGACAGGTATGAGTTATCCAGGTTTGGCGGTGGAACAAAGGCAGCACATGACTACTTCGGCAGAATCTATTGTGGCAGATCTAGTCACAATGCTGCCATCAGGTTTCTGAAGGGCATCAGGTCACGCTCAGCCATCAATGGCATGGCTACGCTAGTTCATGAGAACTTGCACGGAGCAAGCCTGTTTCCTCCCGGTCTTCACTCCAACAGGCTTGCCAGTGTGCTGTCCGAATTCACAACCGAAAGTGCAGCGCGTTTTATCATGGATCGCAAGTTTGGCGTTGCCAGTGATGCTGGCTATAACGTCATGCTTGGCAAGGTCAGGAATGGATTTGTCAGAGCCCTTGGTGATGCAGGAAGGACGATTAGCATTGATGACGCTGCAGGCATTCTGAACAGGGCAAGCCTAATCTTCAAGCGTGCTGACCCGTCAGGTGTGAGTGACCGATCCGGTGTGCTGCTGGACAAGTTCATTGACTCTGTGCCAGGCCTATCAGATGAAGAGAGAACCAACTTCAGGAGAGAATTCATGCAGTCACTCTACTGACGGAGGGCACCATGCCGTTACCAGACCCGATAGACGTTAAAGCCAACGATCTGGAGACAGCCATAGCCGTTGCCAAGGACGAAAAGGAACGGACTGGTGAGCTGTCATGGAACACGCTGGAGACACTGACAAGGAAGTTCCTTGACCCCACTGACTTCCTTGATGAAGTCGAGAAGCTATAGCTGAACAGAAAACGGAGGACAGCACATGAGCAAGAAGCCAGAGACAACGGATGCCACGGTCTTTGTGTTCGACAAACAAAACGGCAGACTCAAGAACTTCACCGTCAAGGAAGCGACACACAGCCAGGAAAACGGCTGGATCAACGGTGTCAGGCTCAGCATGGAAGTCATCCTGAGCAGCGCTGAAGACATGGCAGGCGTGCAAGAGCAAGACATCGTCGACGCAATCCACAGGCAGGGCAGGGTCATCAGCTCCAAGAAGGATGGAGCCAGGACCTATGAGATGAAAGCCAAGCGCAAGTTTCCACCCGTCGACATGAAGCTTCAGGATGGCAAGCTGCAGGTCAGCGTGATTGGCAAGGTCAAGCAGTACGTTGCCCACTGTGCAGAAGGCTCTCTCTACATCACGTTCAGCGTCGACGCTGATGTGAACAATGGTGACCTGAACAAGCTTGGCAAGCTGTTGGAGTCACAGATTAAGGTCACAACTTTGGCATGCCAGACTGACCTGTTTGACAGTGAACAGGCTGCGTGACTACTCTGACCCTGACACTACTGTCAGGAGCATCAGAGCATGGCACACTGGAAGTCTGGAGACCGTGGCACCAAGCTAGCCCTTCCATTCCGTATCAAGGCAGACCAGGAGCAGAGAACCGTTGAAGGCTATGCCTCTGTCTTCAACGTGTTGGACAGCGACGGTGATGTGGTTGTCCCTGGTGCCTTCCAAGAATCCATCACAAAACGCTTCCATGAAGAGAAGCTCATTAAGATGCTCTGGCAGCATGACACGGCTGAGCCAATGGGTCTGCCAGTGGAGCTGCGTGAAGACAGCAAGGGTCTCTACTTCAAGGCCAAGGTCAGCGACACACCGACCAACACAGAGCGCCTGAAGCTCATGGCTGACAAGGTTGTCGACCGTGTCAGCATTGGCTTTGGTGTGGAGAAGGCTGAGGAATTCGAAGATGAAGAGGCAAGGCAGCAGCTGAGTGGCATTGCCCGTGTCCTGCCCCTGATGCGTCTGATCAAGCTGAAGCTGTATGAATTCAGCCCTGTGACGTTCGCTGCCAATGAACGTGCTGTCATCCTAGCCGTGAAGAACCAATACGGCTGGGTTCCGACGTTCGACAATCCAGAGCTGTGGCTTGGAGACAGGCTGACAGCAGAACCAGAAGACACCAAACAAGATGACCAGGAAGAGGGCGCTGAGCCAGCTGGTGAAGATGGCATGTGCGCTGACTCGCTTGACAATCAGCAGCCAGACCAGGACATTGCTGACTGTGACTGTCCAGAAGACAAGGGCAGTGAGCAGCAGCATGACTGGCAGCCACTGGCTGAGCTTGCTGCAGAAATGAAACGTCAGAGGCAACTGGATGCCCTGGCAGATTGTGCAACACTGCTGACCAACATGACGTCAGCACAGGATGGAGCTTGACACCATGGATCCTGAAGCTATCGCCAAAGAGCTGCAGGCTGGTCTGGCAGAGCTGAAGGCGCTGCTTGCTGACAACCAGACCAAGGCAGCTGCCAACGAAGAGACCACTCAGAAGCATGACGAGAAAATCACGCACCTTCAGGATGGCATTGACAACCTGAAGACTGCCATGGTGGCGCTGCAGGCTACCAAAAACAGACCTGACCTTGGAGCTGGTGAAGGGCTGAAGACCCTTGGTGAGCATCTCACTGAGAGCGCCAACTACAAGCACATGGTCGACAACCACCTGGCCAAGTGTGAGAGCGTGCATCTGGGCACTGGCTTTGGTGAGCACTTCAAGGCCAGGCATCAGCGCAAAGACCTGACCAGCTCTACCGGGCCCAATGTTCAGGCATACCAGATGCCTGAGTACAGCCCTGTAAGGTTCGAGACGCCGCGCATCCGTGACATCATCAACGTGTTTCAGACCACCAGCAGCTCTGTCGACTTCGTCAAAGAGACCCGCTGGAACCAGCTGAGCACTCTGACCACTTCCATCTCTGCCTCTGGGCAGGCTGACATCGAAGTGGCCAACATCACTGCGTTTTACGAAGGGCAAGAGATCACGATCGATCCTGATGGTGTCGGCACCACTGAGACTGCGACGGTCGACAGTGTCACTGACCCTGTCCAGGGTGATGCCACTGGTACCATCACCGTTGATGCCAACCTGGCAAATACCCACGCCGCTGGCACAGAGATTGTCAGTGACACCTTTGTCTTCACTCCAGAGACCATTCTGAAGCCAACTGCCAATGCCAAGTTCGAACTTGGCCAGGCACCTGTGAAGACTCTGGCTCACTGGATTCCTTGCAGCCGTCAGATTCTGGATGACGCTGCTGGCCTGCGTTCGCACGTCGACCAAAGGCTGCTGGAAGGTCTGGCTCTGGCTGAAGAGAAGCAGGTTCTCTATGGCGACGGCACAGGCAACCAGCTGCAGGGAATCATCACTGACAGCAGCACTCAGACCTATAGCTGGTCAAGTGGCACTGTTGGTGACACCAAACTGGATGCCATCAGGCGTGCCATGACCCTGGCTGCCCTGGCTCACTATCCGGTCGACGGCATCATCATGCATCCGTCTGATTGGGAGGACATCCAGCTGGCCAAGGGCACTGACGGCCACTACATCTTTGGCACTGCCCCTGGCATGCCAGCGCCACCTTCCATCTGGGGAATCCCGGTGGTCGTCACCACGCAGATCAACGCTGGTACTGCGTTGCTCGGTGCCTTCAGGTTGGGTGTGGCTCTGTGGGATCGGATGCAGAGCACTGTCAGGATCGCTGAGCAGCACGCCAACTTCTTCATCGAGAACATGGTTGCTGTGCTGGCAGAAGAGCGCATTGCCCTGACACTCATCAGGCCTGAGAGCTTTGTCGCTGTCACGTTAGACAGTGCTCCTGCTGCGCCCTGATGACTGACCGTGGCTGATTGTCCGTGCCATACACAACAGGGCAGTCAGTCTGGTCAGCTTCCTGGTATCGACCAACAATACAGGAGAGCCTGACATGGCATTGGACAATGACACTGTTGGCGGTCTGCTTCAGGCTGCCAGAACTTGCAACGGGGCACTGTCAAGCAGCCCTGGTGCTTTGGATGCTGCCATCAGGGAGTCAGGCGCTCTGGCACCACAGATAGGCCTGACTGATGACGTTGAAACAGCCAACGTCATCCCCGTTGCCTGCCAGCTGCAGGACTATGCGGGCAACGCGATTGCAGCAGAGGCAACCTTCAAGGCATACATCCTTGATGCCAATGGCATCATGGCTCTGGCTGCTGCCTTCCACATTGGCAAGAACGGCGTGCCTGGCACTGAAGTCACCAACACCGATCAGGCACAGATGCTGCTGAAGACAGCTGCAGACGGCACGATCGATCTGGACGTGACTGACGTGGTTGGCGCATCTGGTGCCACCGTGTATCTGGTCTGTGAGATGGTCGACGCTCCAGGCGTGACCACTTACGTTGCCCTGACGTTCGACTAATGGGCATCAAGTCACATCAGCAGTGGGTCATCCTGACTCAGGCTATCCAGCTGCGTGGTGTCAACAAGAACCCTGGCACCAGGCTGCTCTTCACCAAAGAGCAGGCCAGGGCGCTTGTGGCTCAGGGCAAGGCCACATTCGATGTGCCAGCCCAGCCAGCCAGAGCCACCAAGGTGGTCAAGCCTGAGTCACGGGCAGCCAGCAAGGCTGCTGACTTCATGGCCAAACTGCGTGCCCTGAAGGGCACCAAGGGTGGCTTCAAGAAAGCCAAGAAGATGGTGGCTCCGCTTGGAGTCAAGGCAAGCAGCTGGGCTGAGCTGCTCTCTGAAGCAGAGGCAGCGCTACAGACACAGGGTTAGACGGTGGCAACCACAGCCGTGCAAGACAG